TTTCTTATTCTATTACCAATCTCTCTAACTGGAGGATTTTGAAAAGAACCTTCTGGATCTTTAGAGCGATAATAAAAAACACCTGTCTGTTCGTAGATGTCTTGTATTTCTAAAGGTTGTAGTTCTCCCCCTTTACCTAGCTGTACATTTTCTAAACCTTCAATATCTATAATAAGACCATCAGGCTTTGCTTTAGCAATAGACTGCTGAATCTTTAAATGAGTAATTTGAAGCATATCAGCAAAACCAACCACACTACCAACTAAAGACTTAGGAAGCATATTACGCAAGTTTGTAGCTACGCAAGAATAAGATAGTTGTGCTTTAGATATATCGTGTACATTTTTAGGTATGTTCTTTTGAACTCCATAATCATAAACATAATCAGTTCCCACAATAAACTTACCTCCATAAATAGTTGCATTAGGCATATAAACAGCTTTGCGGTCATATACAGATTGTTGAGGAGCATTATATTCCGTTCCTTTGTGATAGAATCCAATGTTACCAAACATAGACTCTTTCTTCTCATATATAATATTATCTACAGATCTAAACTCAAACTCTAATATTTCAATCTTGTAATCATCATATCCATATCTGTATGTGCTTCCATCAAGCTGATAAGGAGTGTATTGTGTTAAGAAATTTTGAGGGTCGTTACCATACTTATTCATAACTGTACGAGCTAACTCCTCATATTGAGTTTCGGTAAATTGATCTCTTGCAACTCTTTTAAGATCCATAATTGTGATCTTCTTAAAATGAGCAGCATAGGTTAAGTCTGATAAAGAAGGGTCATCAGTATAGTTGTGAATAAAGAAAGCTGGGTCAACATACTCTTCTGTGATTCCATAATTTGGATCATTGTTTCTTTTAACAACAGCCATTCCTACTGTTACTAAATCGTTGACACATCTTCTGTATATCTTGTCATTAAAGTCATTCCACTCAAGAGTCATCTGCGCACCCAATTGTGCAGCTATTTCAGCATCTGTCTTTACATTCGTGTCTAAGAATATTTCTGTTTCTTCAGGTGTGTCAGGAAGTTTATCAGGGTCTACTTCTACATTAAGACCTAAGCTTTTAGCTTCCTTAATCATTTCTTTATTCTCTATTCTAAGAATAGCAGCATTTTTCTTTTGCTCTTTTTCTGACCTTGATAAAGGATCAACAGCCTCTACTTGAGGATATGGATCTTTAGACAATATTTTATTTACAACTATTTTAGCAAACTTTGGTACAATAGGAACTGGTGTGTAATCTAAAGTTAATAGAGCTCCACTACCGTTATTAGGATCTAATGATGAAAGTATTTGTCTGTATATAGAAGTATCTTGAGTACCTTGAGCATAATCTCTATTTATTTGAAACTCTCTGTACCTTCTTCCATATAATGAATTTTCGTAATCGCTGCCCGCCCACTGAGCATAAATAGCTTTGGCGTATTTTAATCCGTAAGAAAGAGACATTTTTTCTTCAGTCGATGCTAAAGCATCGGGAAAAGATGAAGCTCCATTACTAGTTTGAGTGTATGACATACTTTAAACAGTCTTAAATGCAAATATAGTTATTCAATTTACCGTAATATAACGTGACCACTTCTGAAAAACTTTTTTTCACTAAAGTCAGTTTTCTCTTTTTTAACAGAAGAACCTTGTGCAGCAAGTAATGCCAACCCACTAGATATAGAAAGGTCATATTTAGTTCTATTGTCTACTTTAAAATTAATCCAATCTTCTAATGTTTTGTCAAAATACATATTTCCGTGAGTTAACGTTTCTTCGTTGAGCCCTACGTGAGAATGTATGTAAGCTTCAATTGCTTGAGCGTGAGCGTGTATAACATCTTGAGAGTTAGAAGGGATACCTTTTGTTTTTGTTTTAGTACCAAATCCTGTTCCTAAATGATCAGGTCTATCTAACAGAAAATGTGAATATCCTCTAGATTCAAAATGTCTAGCAATACCATATTTGTTGTTCTCTATTAATATAGAGTAACCATAAAATCGTGCAGCCATTAATACATCTTCATAAAATATTTTAGCAAGAGGAGGTCTTGACGCATACTCAGCAACAAACATATTTGATGGATGAGTCATATTAAATTTATTGTATAAATGACAAGCTCCTTTAGATCCTCTACCATCTACCGTTGCGTCAATATCATAGGAGTCAACACCACCTACACCTAACCAATTGTTCTCAGGAGTTTTTTTATTTCTTAACTCAATAGGTGGCATCCAGGATATATTCCATCTTCCATTCGCGTCTGGCTTAAATAAAACCTCTGTGTCTGCTACTCCGTTTTTCCAAATGAAATTACCTTGAACAACAGGGGATGGAAAGAGCTCTTGATTATATTGGACTTGCTCATATATTTTTTGAACATTAAATACTGAAGCTTTAGCACTATCTCTAAAAGCCTCATCTTCAGTAAATGGGAACTGTCGTATTACTTCGTTTAATTCATAGCTGTCATTTACTAAAGCTTTCCTTTCGTTTTTTAAGAATGTTCTAGCTCCTATAGTAATTAGATCACCGTCTAATCCAACAATTGGAGTTTCAGGGTCATCTACTACAGCTTTTCCATATTGATCAAAAAACCCCTCTAGTGCTTCGTATGCTGGAACAAATATGCTATATAAACCACTTTTTGTTCTTCCGTTTTCATTCCTCTCATTCGGGTCGCTATTTCTTACTAGCGTTCTAAATTGTTTACCCCCTTTATCTAGAGGATTAACTGTACTTCCAACAAGGGCCTTTCCAACAATTCTTCTACCTACTAATAAACAAGTCCTATGTATTCTCCAAGACTCCCTTATGTCTGTGGGCTTTTCCCATTTACCAGCTTCATCCATATAAAGCATATGTAACTTTTCTCCATCATAAGCATTGTTAGTTGTACTCTTCCAGTTCACTACAGTGTTTAATGCTTCTCCCTTTACAGATGTTTTTACTTTTTTAGTTATACGTTTTGATGGTTCTCTAAAAGCTAATTCCATTCTAGGATTAGTAGTACCATCTTGAATGGGTTTAAAAAAGAAAGGGTAAGACTTATAAATAGGAACAACTTTTTTCATAAAAATATTCTCTTGAGCATCAGCCCCTGTCTTGGACATTATGCCTAAAAGTTTATCTTTTACTTGAGATCCTTCGTTCACTAATAAGGCTGAAGACATTTGTGTATATCCAGATCGTCTACACTTTACATAGATCTGACCTAAACTTCTACTGTCAGTTATACAGGCTTCGAGATGTAGGAATAAATCACGTTGAAAGGATAAGAAGCTTGGGTATCCCACGTCAATTTTAGACCATTGGAGGAAGAAATAGTGGTTTCCTGTGATGTAAGTTGGCTCTCCGTTATTGTAAAACCAAATTCCTTTTCTGCGTCTTTCATATTCTTGTGTTATATAGTTATGGTATTTATTTCTGAATACATCTGGCATATCAAGCCATTCATCCATTGACTTTATTTTTCTTAGTTCATCGGGAAGCTCTTGTCTTTCCCATTTTTGATCTTCCTTTTTTTTGTTGTAAAATAATATCTTAGACTTAGGTGGCTTTGCTGGGATCTGTATATCTAAATTTGAAATAGAAATAATATCCCCTTCACTGTTATCGGGACATATATTGATTACTATATCTTCGTCTATGTTTTTTATTCCACTCATATCTTTTAGTTCTCCTTTTTCTTCAAGAGTTTTTACAAGCTGCTGTAACTTCTCTCTTTCAACAATTAATTCTTTTGCGTCAACCGCTGTTTGTTTTATAGATTGCAACTCAGCCTTTCTCTGAGATCCTGACAATTCTTGATCTACAGGCTTCTGTATTTCTTGAATCATATTTTCAATAGCTATCTGCATAGATTCCATAAGGTTTCTAGCTGTAGCTACATTGTCATACTTGTTCTGGGATTTTCGCATAAATATTTTCTAAATATACTCTATATAAATGTTGTCCATCTATTTCCATAGAGTAATCTCCGTTTTTAATAAAATAAACTTTATCACCTTTTTTTAATCCGAGCTCTTTAGTTTTCTCACTTTCAAACTCTATGTATCCATATTGATTGGGCGGCTTTTCTTGAGGTAATAATTCTAGTAAATCAGACTTTAATTCATCTTCTTGTTCTGCAGGCTTGAGAAAAACGTAATGACCTAAGAGTTTTATCTCTCCTGTTCTTTTACTCTTATAAGCATATGCTTGATTCCATAATGGATCAAATTGATAAGAGTAGTTTACATAGTATAAATCAGAATTGGAATATATAAACTGTCCTCTTCGGTCTTGCTCTTCTAATTGCTTGTCTCCCGCAATAAAATGATTACCACCTAAAACAACGTGATGATGAAAGTAAAGAGTATCACCTACTTCTACACCTGTATCATAAAACAATGGAGTTCCAACTACCTCACCCTCATAAGCTCTGTGATCAAACTCGGTAAACTTAGAGTCTATAAATATTTCTTTCCCGCCTAGCTTTATAACATCATTTACAGCCTTTGGGATTTTTACAATAAACTTTCTTATGGGTTTCATTTGAATTCGCAATCGTGTTCAATTAAACAAGGCATATTGTCTATGGTTTTCCATAACATTAATCCATCATCAGGGTGAGATAAATAAACTAAATATCTTTTAACACCATACTGAGATAAGGCTCTCTCGTCTAAAATTATCGAGTCTACTTTTGACTCGCCAGCACGTTGACCTACAAAGTAAGCCATTGCATCCTTTGGGTTTGTACCCACTACTATTTTTCTAATTAATTCCACTACTTTAAATTTTATTAATTGTTATTTTTAACCCAACCGCATTTCTCTGCGAATCCAGGATCTATTTTAGCAATTTTGTTTAATAATTCCATTTCTTGAAGCTTAGCTTCTTTCTTAGCTTCAGGAGTATGATCTACATACATATATATGTTTGCTGCAGCTTGTAAATATAAATCAATATTTTTCCTGCATTTTATGCACCTTGCATATCTTGATGTTTCCATTTTATTAAAGATTTAACCAATAGTCAATTGAATCTGTTGGCTCAGAATTTTGCCCTAAAGAACTCAAATAGTTTTTAGCAACAGTTTCGAGCATCATTTTTATTTCCTCTGGATTGTCAGCAGAAAAACCTGTGAAGTATTCATAAACATCTCCATTTGGGTTTTCTATATCGTCTGCGTTTATACCAAAACAATATAGTGACATAAATTCATTAGACCCATCTACTTCATCAACAAGATCCATAAGCTCATCAAGCTTTGACTGTATCTTAATAAAAAGTTCTGATCGGTCTTCGTAATTCATATTACGAATATACAACTTTATGCTACGGGCACACCAACATTTGTCACTTTAAAATAGCCTCCATTAATGGTGGCATTACCTGTAGAAGAACCTACAGTCAAGGTGAGTAATTTATCTGTTGAACTAGCAGGTCCATAAAAACCTCTAACTATTAATTGTTTTTCTCCTAAGATATTTGCAATAGTAGAAGTAATCTTAGATTCAGCAATAGTTACTCCAGCTATTCTAATCTGTGCATATAGATTTGTATTGACATCACTTTCATCAAACTCTATAACTGCTTCAAATTCAAAACAGTTTACGTCAGAAGTTCTAAGAACTACTTGATTAGAAGCACTGCCTGTTGCTTGAATAGTAAAGTCAGTATTTACATCATTACCGAACTTTCTCGTATCACCTGTAGCGGCTGTGTCATTTCGTGTTTCAGAAGCTGCAGTATACTCAACTAAGGTTGTTGCGGCAGTAGGTGTTGTACTTACTGGAACAGATTGAGATGCGGCTAGTCTTAAAAGTAATGTTGATTGATTTGTACCTCCAGATCCTCCGCCTAAATTGTTTCCTACAAACGTAGAAAGATTAGCTGCGTCTACATATAAGTAAGCACTAGCTGTTTCATCCCACACCAAAAACTTATCGGCTGTAGCTAAAGTGCTAGATGTTAATGGATTGAGGGTTCCTGCATCTACAACGCTAACATCTGTTGTTCCTGCCACTGTTGCAGTGGCTAGTGGGGATGAAGCTGTTATAGCACTACCTCCAATTGCAGCAGTAGATAAATTTCTAAGGACAACCTCTCCATTAGAGTCCATCATTAATGCACTTACATCCGTATTAGATGTTGCAGTGGTTGTAGGTATTTTTAACTTTCCTGTTGTTTCTAATGTGTCTGTAGAAAGCTTTAAAGCTGTATTATTACCAGCACCATCTTCAACCACTTGTTCAGTAGCAGATGCTTGTGCAGATTCTAACTTTAAAAGAAGATCGTATTTATCTTTAATTTTTTGACCAGAAAGACTTGCCATATTATTACTTTTACAGCAAAGATAGGAATATGCCTAAAAGTACAGTTAGCCGAAAGAAATTATTTAGAGATTATTCTAAACTTCAAAAGAAATATATAAATAAAAACTTCTTGAAGAACATATCACTAGTATATAGAGATATGAGACAGAACCACAATCTAACGAAAACAGATTTAGATCTTTTGTTCTTTGTATATGACTTAGAGTTTTTTACTATTGAATACATAGCAAAAGAATTAAAGAGAAGTTCAGTTCAAATGAGGAAAGCAGATAAGGGAGTATATTATTTAGCAAAGAGAGGTTATATATATAAACACTTTGATAAGCTTACACCATCACAAACAATGGAAGATCATATATTTAGAGATGAGACTAAGTATAATTATCGTGTTCGCTACGCCCTTTCACAGAAAGGAAGGTTATTAGTACAACAGATATATAGAAAATTAGAAGGGACTGACCCAATTAATGTTTCTTAGATAATTGTTCATTATTTATGAAGTTAACTTCTTCTATAGTAGCCTCAAGAAGTCCTCGCTCATATTCTAGTTGTTTTTCTATATCTATCAATCTGTCTTCTAGCTCATTAATTACTTTCACCTTTTGATCTAGTCTATCGTGAACAATAGTTAATTCTGTTTTTACAGAAGTAAACTCACTAAATAGTCCCCCCGCTGTAAATACAGCAATAACAAACCACAATATGATTTGCCAATTTTTAAACAAAAAGCCATTAGTTGAGTTGTTCATTTTCTCTTTGAACTATTAAGAGGAGTGAATCGGTACTTTTTTACTTTCTTTCTAATTGAATCAGGTTGAGCAACAAATTGCTTTCCTTTTCTTGTTCCTTCTCTTTTAGCTCTAGTGGTTGCTGCATATTCTGCAGCTGTAAGATTTTTAATAGCAGCTTCAGGCAAGTATCTTTCACCCGTTTCTGATGACTTCTTACCAGACTTAGTCCTCCACTTTTGTTTAGTCCAGTCTCTTAGGGATTGTTGTGATTTACTTAGTGCCATTAGTTTTTGTATCCGCCTCCTGCGGCTTTATAGGCTTTCGCTAACATCTGTGCTTTTCTAGCAGACCACTGTCCAGGGTTACCTCCTTTAGATCCAGCCATTATTCTATTAAATAATCTTTTTCGCATTCCAGGCTGAGTATAATTTCCAGCTTGGTTTACTTTAGATTTTACCTTTCCTCCTTTTTTGTATTGTTTTTTATATCCTCCTTCAGCCCATTGTTGAGCTTCTTTTTCTGTATCAAACTCATAAAGCTCTCCTACACGTTTTGCATAAGAAAAAGGATCTTTAGGTTCGTACCAGTCTTTAGGATTTTGACTAGATGTCTTTGAAATAGGGTTAGGAAATAAAGTTGGAAAAGCATAAAACTTTCCATCAGCTTCTGCAGATGCCATTAAATGCGAAGATGTTGATCCATCAATATTTTTTCTAGAGTGCCCGTCTCCGTATCTTTTAGCTATTGGGCTTTTTTTTTTAACAGACCCTCCGTTCTTATACTTCTTGGCTGTCTTGATAGCTTCTATCTTCATACCCATATCAGCCTTCATAGTCTTATCGTGGGTGACGATCCTAAAAGGAGCTGCTGCACTAGCACCCTCGTGTGGCTTATAGTCTCCTTTCATAAGGAAATGTCTACCACTTTCAGTCATCCAATGATAACCTTTTGGTGCTTCTACCTTTATACTGTCTTTAGTCTTTTTCAGTTTCATAATTACAATATCCTAAACAAACCTTACCAAAGGTGATCTTACTAATTATTTTACAGAGTTTCTTTTTCATCTTCCTTGCCCTCTATATTTCTTTTTGTAATTCTTACTTGTTTTAGAATTACTTTCTTTTTTAGAATGCTTTCCTAACTTCTTGCTGTTAGATATATGTACAGCTACTGCGTGAACTCTTCTCACTTAGATCTGTATTTTTTAGCTTTCACTTTACCGCCTTTTTTTAGCTTATAAGGATAATTAGGATTTTTTTTGAAGCCTTTTCTGTATCTTCCTTCTGTGTCTTTCTCACTTTCTCTTATAAAGTCATCGCCATCTTTTATGCGATTGCGATTCGCAAAGGGTATTTTAGTTTTTACAGGTGTTGTTAATGCTTCTTGACCATCTAATGCCATAAACATATTTATCTTTCCCATTTCATTAGCCAGTCTTTTAACTTCATTTAATTCTTTTTGCATAGGAGATGCATTTTTTATTAAAGAATCTTCAACGGCATTTTTTGTTTTTATGTATTTTGAATATCCAGGATTTTCAGTAGGAATGTCACTAGTGCCCGAATATTTTTTCATATCGGCTTTAGCTCTAGCTATTTTTCTTTGTGCTTTTTTTAGCCTTTCTGTCTCTGCAGCAATAATAGCTTTTTCTTTTTCTGTAAGTGGCTCTACGGGTGTCTTACCACCTACTCGATAGTTTTTCTTCCTTCTACCAGCGGCAGCCTTCCTTGCCATTCCTGCTTTTCCATATTTCTTCGCGCCAATAGAATAAGCAATCTTTTTTGCTGACTCTTCGGACTTACCTTGCTTCTGTAGTTCTCCTACAAGTTTCTTGAATTTACTCATACAACAAATTTAGTAACTTTACGCAAACCAATATACATTGAAATGAGACTAAAGGTCCTAAGATATGATAGCGGTCCAGATAGAACTCTCGGAATTCTAATGGACATTACATACGATACAAAATTTTTAGCATACACCCTTGAAGACGAACACAGAGATGTGAAAGTAAAAGGAGAAACTCGAATACCTAGTGGTATCTATAAGGTAGAACTTCGAACTGTCGGAGGATTCCATAAAAGGTATTCAGAGAAATACAAGGATATGCACAAAGGAATGCTTTGGGTAAAAGACGTTCCTGGATTTGAATACATATTAATACATACAGGGAATACCGATGAACATACCGCAGGTTGTTTATTGGTGGGTAACTCTTCAGACTACAGTAAAGGATTTATCGGACAGAGCGTTTCTGCTTACAAAAGAATATATCCTAAAATTGCTGCTGCCATAGAAAATGGAGAAGAGGTTACCATAACGTATGTCAATTATGATACAAGTACGTTGTATATTTAAGAAATGATCAAGTTTAAACATAAGGATACAGGAGAAGAAATATCTCTTAGCCATATCCGTACCTATTATAAAAGTGATGGGACTACATATAATGTGGATGTTTCTTCTAAGTATGATCTAAAAGACTACATAGAAATAAAACATAAAGGGGATTATAAAGCTGTCAATGTAACAAAGGCCCCTAACGACAGAATCTACTAAACTATGTTACTAATTCTCTATATACTCTCGTTGTTATTTCTTTCGGGGGCTTTCTCGCTATATACATTTCTATCCGAATAATAATTCAACAGCAATGTCAGAGCTTAAAGAAACAAAGAAAGAAAAGAAGCGAAGGCAGAAAAGGGAATACAGAAACCGAAAAAGAAAACGACTAGAAGATTATAAGAAAACACTACAATGTGAGATATGTGGAGAAACACATACTCGATGTCTAGAGTTCCATCACGTAGATCCCTCTACTAAAAGAGGACATATAGCTGATTTAATTAAAGATTGCTCTTTTGACTTGGTTATGGAAGAGATTAAACTGTGCAGAGTGCTATGTGCTAACTGTCACAGAAAGGAACATTAAGAGGTTTACTTAAAGTATTACTTTACTATTGACTTTTCATTTTTTTTGTAGTACCTTCACACCGTTCTTTTAAAACTGTCACACTTTAACGAGCTTACTAGAATAAGAACAAGTGACGCAGTGGGTGGGCCCCCAGCCCAAATCCCACAAGAAACGTCTGGTAAGAAGCTCTAGAACTTAATTGGAAGACGCCAGGGACTAAGGGCCACTATTTTGTCTAAAATTTTTTAGCCGCAGACAATATTCTGCTCTAAACGTAATTAATCCAATTACAGACACTCAATACAGACTATATAACTTATAACTCCAGTAATTCATTTACAGCTACTTATACCTTTCGAAAAAAGTGCTGAGATATGTTTTTCGTGGGGACTATATATATACATAATTGTTAGAATTCCAAAACCAAAACGCTTAGAAAATCAAAGGGGGGTCCTTGTAAATAGTTGATCGTCAAAAGTTTTGCCGTTTTACCTTAGTGTATTACATTAAGTACCCTTATCTAACTCCCCCTGGGCCAGACATTTAGCTATTTTCGCATTGATTCAGTTACAGAAAAAATATTTTAGTTCTTACCTTCCCTCGCAC